CAGGAAATAATCCTTGACATCGCTGACATGGTCGACATGGAGCTTAATGACGTCGCCGAGGCGATGATGTTCCTCGGCTACCGCACTATCATTCATGACGGCAAAGTCGGCTGGCTGCTTGAACGCCGGAGCGAATAAACATTTTTCTTTTCCCTTATAAAGCAAGCCGCGCATCGTCTCTCGACGGTGCGCGGCTCTCATTTGTTCTTTGCGAATAAACTATCTATATCTATTCGGGAATGGTATTTGGATTGAAAACCTTCATATCTATATGGAGAATTACTCAAGAAGCATGCATCTCTGCATATCATACAAGAGCGTATGCGGGAATTATAATGCAAAGATACTCATTCTTGAATATTTAAACAAATATTCTGTAATCGAGTTAGCAACATCGATAATCGTTTACGCACTGCCACCCCCGCACCCCCGATGATGGATTTTCGGCGGCTTGGTGCGGTCGTGCGACTCCGGCACAAGCGCACGGAGGCCAATCTTACGAGCGGAGGGGCAGGGGGAGGTGCGCGCCCATCGCCATGCCTGTATGTATGTAGATTGGATGTAATGTGTTGAATAATAATTATTTGTGTTCCACGTGAAACAATCCTTAATAATATTTTTTTCTCCCGCCTATTGTAAGAGAGAAAAAGAGTACATTCGTACAAATAGGGCGTTTGCGTTTGCAAATCAGCGGTTTAGGTAGCGCACGAATTTTGCACTTTTGCGCACGATTGCACTGTTGCACAAATCCCGATGTCGGACGCACTCTCTGGCGCACGTTATGCACGAATTGTGTGCGCTCTTAAATTATTGATTTAAATATATTTAGCATCAAGCGCACGAATGCACGGTAAAAATACACCTAACCACTCAAAATGTCACATAATTCGTTACACTATTTAAGAATGCAAACTTAAACGATTGCAGAAATTTTGATAACTTTGCATTATAGAATCTTTAATCTAAACCCTGTAATTATCACATGTCACAATTCTCCGTCTACATCAATCCGCCTGAATATCTTCGCCAGTGGTTACGTCACGACTTTTGGGATCCCGAAACGGAGAGAGTTGTTTTTCCTCGAGGTTCCGCACCTCGTGCCGTACTGTCGTCCATGCTGCGTAAAGCTCCGCGTGACTATCGACCCGCTGACCACGCCGGGCTCCTGGCTGTCGAGGTCCCGACTTTTAAAGGCCTGAATCCGGCAACATTCAACTTTCTCTCTCCAACTGGCCAGACTGCATTGATTTCAACCTGCAAAAAACTGTTTCAAGCCACGCTCTCAAATGAACTGCATGAGCTTTTCAGTCATGATGTGCAGATAACCGACATAATATACGAGTTTATGGATCGTCACGGAATTGAACGAACAGAGAAAAACTGGGAAACCATCAGACAGATGTATTCCCGTATACGTAAGAAAAATCAAGCGCAAGCAAGTTAACGAACGTTAAATGTCGTTGACTTCAGAGGCAAAAATTACCAAACCGCACAAATCAACCAAATCAACCAAACCGTACAAAACACCCGCTGACATGAGCTGCTATTCTCTCCCCGGTATCAGAAAAATTCAAATTGTCCGTTGCAATGTACTTGACTCCGGACTGATGTTGCACTCTATCTGCGGCTGCATTGTCGCCATTGCCGCCCCCTCGGAAACCATCGAATTTGTAGGTCGGCCTACTCTCCGCTGGGAGGGGTCAAAGCTCAATGGCACACGTCAGGAAAAATCCACGTTGGAGTTCTCTACCGTCCACCCACTGCCCGAAGGCGAAAATCTTGCCTTCGTGGTTACGGGTGCCGGTGGGCGTCAGTATCTCGTAGGAACCCGTGAGGGCAACTACCCAATCATCAACTATTCGGACTCTACCGGCGAGCCGGGTGGCAGTGCAGCCGTCCGCACTTATAAAATCACTCATCTTGCTCAAAAATCGGTGCTTCCATGCGTCTTATGATGATTTTATAGTCTTTTATCCCTATCTCGTCACCCCGTAATTTTGCGGCATAGACAATCATTCGCTATGCCTAAAAATTACAATCTCTACCTCAAAGGCTATGTCGGCGACTGGAATTTCTCCGCCGACATGGTTAATGCTGTTCTTGACAAGCACAAGGACAAAGAGGTTTGCGTCTTGATTGACTCAACCGGGGGGCGTGTCGATACCGCCCTCTCTATTTCCTCTCTCTTTAAGCTCCATGGTAACGTGCATTGCCACTATGTAGGCATGAATGCCTCGGCGGCCACCATCGCCTCGATGGGGGCTAAGCATGTTTCTATCGACGCAAATGCCCTGTTCCTGGTGCATAAGTGCATGAGTGTGGTTTTTGAGTGGGATTATATGAACGCCGACGAGCTCGCCGCTCATATAGCTGACCTCGAAAAACTCAAAAAGGACAACGAGACCATCGACGGCTGTATCGCCGGCATGTATGCCTCGCGCTGTAAGAAACCGAAAGAGGACCTCTTGGCCCTCATGAAAGATGGCGCATGGCTTACCGCAAAGCAAGCTCTCGAATGGGGCTTCGTCGATGAAATCACCGATGATCCTGAAGATTCAGCTCCGGAAATTACCGATGTTGTGGCTGACGCACTCGCTAAAGAGGGAATACCTATGCCCCCGGTCGATGTCAAAAAAGGCTCATTCCTTGAACGTCTCGCGCAGTTCTTCACATCAACTCATTCCAAAACCGCTGCCGAGGCCAAAGTGCCGGAGGCAGCACAGTTAACTCCTCAAATGTCAAAAACTCTCACCGCTGTTGCCGCCATTCTGGGCGACACTGTCACTGTTGCCGATGGTAAGCTCTCCATTACCGAGGATCAGGCCGACAAACTTGAGGCCGCTGTCGCCGCTCATGACGCTACTGTCAACGACCTCAATTCCAAAATCACTGAAAAGGACAACAAAATCAACGAGCTCAACGCCAAAATCGCTGACCTCGTCAAAGAACCGGCTTCTGACACTGCCGACGTAACCGAGACCTCGAAGGACACAAACCCTCTCAACGGTCTCGACATCGACAAGGTCTGTGACGCTCTCTGCGACGGCCTCTACTAATCCTCTAACCTCAATCTCTCTCCACAATGGCAGACAATTCCGCTAAAATCGTCATCACTGACGAAGTCCTTCAGCAGTATAAGGACACATGTATCCAGTGGGATCCTGTCCTCCGACAGCTCCCTATCCGTGCCGCCGCTGACGTGCTGAAATATTTCGTGCCCGTCAAGAAGCTCCGTGGCAAACGTCGCTTCGGCGAAATATCTGGTAAATCACAGTTCGCTCCCTTCAAGCGCGACCGCATCTCCAAGGCTTCCGTTGACATTGACTATCGTGAAATCGAGACCTTCCACGGCAACGTCATCGAGACTTTTGCTCCCGTCGACTACCTCGATATTCCCCTCGGCTACCATGACCCCGTAATCACAGAAGCTATCAAGAGGGCAGGCACCACGTTCCTCGTTCTCGCTCAGCTCGTCAAGGCCCGCGGTCAGCACATCGCCCAGTGTGCTTTCACCGGCAAGCGTAAGGCTGACGGCGACACCACCCTCGATCTCTGCGATGGCCTTCTCACTATCGCCGATCAAGAAATCGCTGACGGCAACATCTCGGTCGCTAAGGGCAATCTCTACAAGGTAGGCGAGGCTGTCACCAACGCCAACGCTTGCGACATCGCCAAAGAAATCGTGTTCTCATCGAATCAGTTCCTGCGCCGCGAGAACAACGTCATGCTCTGTCCCACCTCTTTCGCCGACGCCTACAACGAGTCCTATCTGCTCACGCACTCCGGCCTCGTATATAACAAGCAGTATGATCAGCCCTACGTTGAAGGGTCTGGCCATAAGCTCACGCTTATCCCGGTTCCTGAGCTCGACGGCACTGACCGCGCCATCGTCACTCAGACATCAAACCTCCTCTACGGCACCTACAACGATGCTGACCAGACTTCGGTCGACATCATGCGCATCGGCCACTACGACCTCTCTATGGCCTCCGACATGTGGCTTGGTTTCCAGTTCCGCACCATCGACCCCCGCCGTCTGCGTATCGTCGACCTCTCCGCGGCCTAACCTCTAATACGTTAAATCATGCCAGAAGCTACCAACAAATGTTTCAGCACTCTGCGCGATATGAAATATTGCCAGGGTGCGCCCGTTACTCCGGGCATTAAACGTCGTGCGTGGTTCACCTCCATCAGTGCTATCGCCGGCTGGCCCACGATTCCCGTTGATGAGTATGCCCGCCCCATCTCGTCTGTCTACGACGGAGCATTCAAGCTCGCCGAGGGCGAGAAGTGGCATCCCCTCGATCACCTCCCCGGCAAAGCCGACTTCAAGTCCGAGCCTCAAGGTGAGGAGCCTTCGCGCACCTTCAAGGTGACAGGCTCCTTCATTCATCCGAAAATCGACGAGGATGCCGCTACCGCCGCTACCTCTCTCATCAACACCCGTATCGTCGTTCTCGTCGAGGACATGAGAGGCAAGTATCGCGTTATCGGTTGCGAGAAATATGACGGAGCTCTCGTCTCTCCATCGCGCGACAACGGCCAGGGTGCCACCGGTTCCGCCGGTACTACAATTCTTGTAGAGGCTGATGACCCCGTCGAGACGCCCTTCTACACCGGACCTATCGACACCGAGGACGGAATCATCAATGAAGCCGCCGGAACCGTCTGACAAGAACACCGGGAGTCTGCTGGCTGACGTCTCCTCAATCCTGGCGGATTTTGAGGTGGCCAATGGCTCTCCGGCTCTCGGTGATCTTTCCATTGATGGTCGTGTCATCGGCTCTGCCGCTTTGCTTGGAAAAGACATTTTCGCTGTCCGGGAGCGCAAGGCTTGGGATAAATCCACCGAGGCAAGATGTAATTTCGACTTTCGTCCGAGAATCACGCCCAGAGCCGGCCTATGGTTCTTGTCGCTTTGGCAAAAGTCTATAATGGGCAGAACTCTTACTGAGATTAAATCCGACCCGGCTGAAATACCGCATTTTGCGGAAGCCGTGTCGGATTTTCTCTTTAAGTACCTCGGCCCTGCGCTTTCCTCTGGCCACTGGTGCATATGCACCTCGCCGAAGCGAAGACATAAAGAGCGAAATTTTGCTTCGCTTATTTGCGAGCAGATAAGCGAAAAATTGCAAATCCCTTTTTATGAAGACGTCGCTTTTTGCCATTCTCGTCAGCGAATCAATGCGGTATTCACTCTAAACGTGCTTCCGGCTGAGCCTAATATCATCGTCTTTGATGACTTTGTTACCACCGGATCTACTCTGCGCGGTATGCACGAACTTTTACTGAAACATGGCAAAAACACCCTGTTTATTGCCGGTATCAACAATAAATTATGATTGACCTCGAACTCACTCCCAAAATAAAGGAATGGCTTGAAACAGAGCCGTCGCAGCGCAATCTTAACGAAGGTGCTGACCTCCTGCTCCGTGTGACCAGGAATAAAATTCTCTATGCCAACATCACGCGCAACATTGCTCGTCATGCCGGCACTATCGAATATCATCTCAATAAAATCTACAAGGCTCGCCTCGTCGACATCACTCACGAGCAAGTCCGCTCGATGATGTCTGATGTCAACGCCATTGTTCAGGCGCGCGGCCTTGACAATCCTGATGGAGCCTCAAAACGTACTGACCTGCAGCGCGGCAAGAGAGCTGACCATGACCAACTGCCCGATGAAATCAAACAGCTTTACGTCGAAAACGCCGATATTCTCCGCAAAATGCGTGAATGTCACGTCCGGCTCCGCATGATTACCCCTGAAACATCTACTTGCCCGGATTCTGACCGATTCCCCTGGGCTAAGGAAATCATCGCCCTCGATACGCTCTACCGTGAGAACTGGAATCGCTACGACCATTATGTCAAGGGTACGCCCGCGGCTGCTGTGCAACTCGTCACGGACTCACGCTCTGACTCGCGCAATGCTGCCCGTGTCATTCATTTGCTCCTCGGCAAATACGCCGCCAATCCCGATGACGCGCTGGCTGAGCGCATACGCGATACGTATGCCCGTATTGCCTCGCCAACCGTGGCTATCCGTGAAAAAATGACCGCAGCCGGACTGCTCTGATGAACCGCTCCACCTCTATAACCGATATTCTGTCGCCACTCGCCGACAAAGGTTATCAGGCTTATTTGAGCAATGCCCTCCAAGTGGCCGACATTCTCAAATGGACGCTCTCGCAGACCGGCCCCGCCGACGTGCAGATGACCTCCTTCTCAATTTCTGAAGAATTTCTCCGACGGATATTCTTCATTGAGAAGGAGGGCCTTGTGCGCTCTCTGGATATTGTCCTTGACTTCAAGGCCACTAACAAGACCCTCAAACTGTGGCCGTTCATAGCGCAGACTGTCGAGAACTGCTACCTCTCAGACAATCACTCGAAAATCTTGCTCGTGTCAAATGAGGAGTGGAAGGTGGCTGTGGTCATGTCGCAGAACCTAACTCGCGGCAATCGCTATGAGTCTGGTTTCATTACCACAGACGCCTCAGTCTTTGACAGCCTCCACCAACAGCTCGATTATGTAATAACCCGTCAATCCGTGCCATTTCATGATATATTCAGCAGAACAGTTGACTACCATTGAACAGATGGCAGCTCTCTACATCACGCCTACCGAAATCGCCATTACTCTTGACCTCCCTGAAGAAGAATTCAAGAGCGACATTGCGATGGCCGACTCGCCGGCCCGAAAGGCTTATCTGCGAGGCAAACTCTCGCAGAAAATTGAAATCCGCAAGCAGATGGCAATGCTCGCCCGTGTCGGCTCACCCGCAGCTCTGGAAATGTCAGAGCGTGCCCTGCTCGACATGGAAGACGACGAGTAGAATCTTATCCTCTTTCCTCTATGGCAAATCTCCTCTCTCCACTTGAGGCTTGCAAGATCGACCTCTTTGCCGCCGAAGACGAGCTGCGCGAAAAATACCCGCTCGCCCTCGCTGAGCGCGTTCTGCGCCTCCGCGAGATGTATAACTATTGGCTCGCGAATCCATCAATGAAAGACCGCCAGTTGCGCGACACCATCATGTCGAGATATGATGTCTCGCAGTCGACGGCCTATTCTGATATAAATATAATTCATCAGCTCGTGCCTCTGCTCTCGCAGAAATCTCGCGATTTCCACAGGTCTCGAGCAAATGAGATGTTCCTTGAAACATATGCGATGGCTAAGGCCCGCAAGGATACAAAGACTATGGAGCGTGTCGCGGCTTCTTATGCAAAGTATAACCGCGTTGACATGGAGGATGAAATGACAATGCCTTACGACGAGATTGTCATTCAGCCGTTCTGCGCCACTCTCGATGTCCGCGTCCTCGGTCTCGAACCTATCCCGGACGCATACAACTACATCGCCAGACTCACGAAGGAGCTTTCACGCGATTTCCGTGACATCGTCGATGTGGAATTTGAAGAGCCTGACCTCGAAGAACAACAACTTTTCGCACCTCTCTCCGATGGAACAGATCAACCCCAAGGCTAAACCAACATACTTCAACCGCCCGCAGATGATGGCCCAGCTTGTAGCTGCGAGAACTACTGTTATCGTAGCCGGGCGTCGTACTGGTAAAACCGACTCCATAGCGGCCCCCTACGCCCTAAAAATGATGCAGCGCATGCCAGGTTCTTCGGGCGGTATCGTGGTGCCTACATTCAAGCATGGCCTCACAAACACACTTCCTGCTCTTTTTGCTGCATGGGCGAGGTGGGGCTATAAAAAAGGTATTCACTACGTTGTAGGCCGTCGTCCTCCAAAGTCATTTGCCACTCCTATTATCGAGCCGCACCAGTGGGAAAATGTAATTTCTTTCTATAATGGCTCTGTGGCTATTATGATTTCTCAGGATCGTGCAGGTTCTTCAAACGGTCTCACACTCTCTTGGCTCCTTATAGACGAGGCAAAGTTCATTGACCCGGTCGCTCTCCATGAGGAAACATTCCCCGCCAATGGTGGTATAAAGACCCACTTCTCACGCCATTCTTTTAACCATGAAGTTCATTGACCCGGTCGCTCTCCATGAGGAAACATTCACCGCCAATGGTGGTATAAAGACCCACTTCTCACGCCATTCTTTTAACCATGCTGTCCTAATTATTTCCGACATGCCGCAAAGTAAAAAAGGGTCATGGTTCCTCGAATACGAGAAAGCGATGGATCCGAAAATCATCAAGGCTATCGAGGCCGGCGTGTATGAACAATGGCGTCAAAAGCAGAAAATACTCGAGCTTCGGAAAAAAGGTATAGAGCCGCCTGCTTATCTCCGTGGACATCTCCGTCGCCTTGACGCTAACATCAATAAACTCCGTTCAATAGCCACTTACTACCGGGAATATTCTTCGGTCGAAAACGTGCAGCTCCTGGGCGAGCAATACCTACGAGATATGAAACGTGACCTCACACCACTCACGTTTCAGACATCTATCATGTGTCAGAAAATCGGTATCGCTCGTGACGGTTTTTATTCCTCGATGAAAGAGGGCCACAAGTATAACGATAGCGATTTTGAGTACCTTGACCATATCGGCTTCGACTTCCAACCCGAAGCCCTTAACTGCCGCGCTGACCGCGATCTCGACAGATACCGCCCTATTTGTATCGGTATGGACTACAATGCCAATATTAACTGGATTGTAGCCGGTCAGCCTGACGAGCGTCTTGGCCGCCTCAATGTCCTCAAATCGTTCTATGTGAAGTATGAGCGTAAAATTCCCGCTCTCGTCGCCGAGTTCTGCCAATATTACGCTCACCACAAGCAGAAAACGGTCGTGTTTTACTATGACACTACCGCTCTCGGCTCTAACTATGCGGTCAACTCTGTCGACTTCCGTCATACTATCATCAACGAGTTCCGCAAGCATGGCTGGCACGTTGTCGCTACGCCGCTCGGTAACCCTATGCGGCATGAAGAAAAATATCATCTTATAAACCACGGTTTCGCCGGACTTAATCGTCTCACTCCATATTTCAACCGTCAGAATAACGATGATCTTATTCTCGCTATTCAATCGGCCGGCGTAACTCGCGGCCGTAACGGTTTCCATAAAGACAAGTCGGGTGAAAAGCTGGCCGAGACGGAAGATGACCGCCTCGAATTACGCACTGATGGAACGGACGCTTTTGACACCCTATACATCGGCTGTGAGAATTTCCCCTATTTCGGCTCTTCTGCCGTCGACGTGTCAGGCGTCATGTAGTCTTTCTTGTCTTTTACTGTACATTCGTGCGTCCGTACCTTTGCAACACAATCAATCCTCTCCGCAATGAAAAAGTCAACTATTCAAACTCATCGCCACATTCTCGGCATTATCCTCATTATTGTGGCAATTTTCCTTATCCTATATGATTTCTTCAGCCCGCCGGTTGGAGAGATCAGCAACGTCACTCTTATTCTTTTTGCAAAGATTATCGCCATTGCCGGCTCTCTTATGAATATCAACATTAAAAAAATTTCTGACGAAGCTACTGACTGAAAGCCTAATCGCTCATCTTAAAATCTACATTCGCAATGAAACCGTTTGAAATCCGCCTCGCCAAGCAACATCGCAATAACGCGCAGCACGTCAAAAATCTCCGTGCTTTCTGCGAGGATCAGAGCCGATTTAACCGGCTCGACCCCGAAGACCAGTCTCTAATCCTCATGCAGCTCGACCATCAGGCTTGCCTCGACACTATACTCGAAGCTCGTATGCGTCGGCTCAATCTCCCCGTATAATGCAAACTCTCCGTTTAGGCAGTCGCGGCCGGGACGTCCGCGACTTGCAACAGGCTCTCGCCCTCCATGTGGACGGCATTTTCGGTCCTGTTACCGAAGAAGCTGTCAAATTCTTCCAGGCCCAAAAATCCCTTGATGCTGATGGCATCGTCGGCCCTAAGACATGGGCGGCTCTTGATTTAAAGCAATATCGCCGCTCAATCTCAAAAATCATACTCCACTGCACAGCCACTCCCGAAGGCCGCGATTTCTCTGTCGAACAAATCCGGCAGTGCCACCTCGCCCGTGGGTTCTCCGACATCGGCTATCACTATCTTGTCGGCCGCGACGGCACTATATATGCCGGCCGCCCTGAATCTGTTGTCGGCGCACACTGCACGGGTCAGAACACCTGTTCAATCGGTGTAAGCTATGTCGGTGGCGAAGAAGCCGACGGCAGCCACCGTCCTAAGGACACCCGCACCCCTGCACAGAAAAAGGCCCTGCGCGAGCTTGTTGCCTCTCTGCAGAAGAAATATTCCGGTGCCACAGTTCACTGTCACTACGAATTTGCCAACAAAGCCTGTCCTTCTTTCAAGATATGCGACTTATAGTCATTCTCCTTTTCCTGTCGGCTCTGTTCTCGTGCCGTTCTTCCCGCCAATCTGTTACCGACTACGCCGACACAACCGCAGTTGTCATCGACGAAGCCGTAGTCACGTACTCTACTGATGAAATCCTCTCTCTCATCTCCTCCTCGTGCGAGCTGGATCTGTCGGGCATTACGATCGAGTTCTTCCCTCCCGACTCTGTTCATCCGGACTCTCGGGCCGCCCCCAAGTCTATCAAAATCGAGAACGCTAAGGCAAAGGAGACCACCCAACAGGCCACCCATGAACAGGCCTCGGTCGACGAGCAAAAGACTGTAAATCTTTCGGCTCAATCCACTACCTCTGTCGCTGAAAACACTCGGACCGATAATGACATACTCAATCCCGCTGACTGGGTTGTTTTCTTCTCGATTCTATCAGCAATAATCATTATTTCGCTAATCTACTTAATCAAATATCGCAAATGACACTCTGCAAAGACAAACGCGGTTTCGACAAACTCCTTCATTTCATCATAGGGGTCGTCATCGCTCTCATCGTCGGTGTTATCTTCGCCCACATTCCTCCACACATGCCCTGGTGGACGTTGACTGTCGCGCTTGCGGCTGTGGCTGTCGTTGGGTTCATCAAAGAAATCCACGACTCCCGTATGACCGGCAATCATTTCTGCCTATGGGACTGGCTCTGGACCATGTCCGGCGGCATCGCTATCTGTTGGCTCCCGTGGCTCGCAGCTTATCTCTTGGCTATTGACGGCTAACTCATTCTCCTCTCTCTCCACAGGTCGTCCTCGGTTATTCCGGGGGCGACCTTTTATTTTTTTGAGTCCCCCTACGGGTCGGGCTTTCATGCTGCGCACCGAGCCTAAGGTCTCGGCCAAAAGGTTTCAATCCCTGACTTGTTACTCTTGCACTTTATTGATTTCTGCTCCGCAACGGCTACTTTGACCCTCCGGGCTGATCATACCAAAGGTTTTTCGCTCCATGTCCTTGCCTCCGGGATTTGATTTGGACGCTATTCACATCGCGAAGTTAGGGCAGACAAGCACCCTGCAAATTGAGATACACTTCCGCTGAAAAATCATCCTCATTTCACTCCGGTATTTTTCGCTCCAAATTTGCCTTATGGTGCTTTCGTCCACCCTCATTCTGCAATGTAAAAGCTAAATCAAACTCGATAACAAGGACGAAAAATGGAACAAAAAATCAAAGATATGACACAGCCCTACGGCTCACAGCAGCCTGAAATCAACAAAGAGCAAGAGCTTGTAAAAGCTGCTCACCTCTCCTCCAATCCGATAAATGGTCGCCTAAAGGCCAACAATGGCACGGCACATTTTGAGGTAGAAGTCGAAAATGCCTTTTTCCGTGTGTTTTTCGGCATTAAGTAACAATCAGTCAATAACACAAAAAATCATCTATTATGACACAGACAGCCACCACCGCATCAGCCGCTAACCTTTTCGCCGCAGCCGCCACTCTCCCCAATCCCGTATGCGTTACAGCGTTCATCGCTCCGCAGTCGCTCATCGAGCTCTCACTTTATGCTGACGGCACAAAGGCTGTAGCAGAGGGCGAAGCCGTAGCCCCTGCCGTCATCAGCGTCGGCACATATATGTCGGACCGCTCAATATGGCACATCTGCAATTTCACCAATGCCGCCAATGCCCTCAATTACGCTTTTATGCTCAAAGGCGAAAATTGCCCCATCTCTAAAAATGCCTTTGCGCTCTTGCAGGCTGAAATCAAGCGCACAGGCGCGGTCAGCTCTCGCGCTAAGGCTCGCCAAGAGGCTAAGGCCAAAGAGGAGGCCGAGGAAAAGGAGCGAGCCGAACAAGAGGCTAAAGACAAGGCCAAAGTAGAGGAGGCCGCCAAGCCTAAGCAAATTGTCGAGGCCATTACTGCCGTCCCCCTCATGAAGCAATATGAGGAAATGAAGAAGAAACACCCCGATGCCGTTTTACTTTTCCGCTGTGGCGATTTTTACGAATGTTTTGGCGAGGATGCCCAAAAGGCCTCGGACGTCCTCGGTATCACTCTAACCTCTCGCGCCAATGGCAAGGCCGATAAAATCTACCTCGCAGGTTTCCCCCACCATGCCCTCGACACATATCTCCCCAAATTGGTAAGAGCCGGCCACCGTGTCGCAATTTGCGAACAGCTCGAAGCACCTAAGACAAAAAAAGTCAAGCGAGCTAAAAAGTCCTGACCGAAAAGTTGCTCACCTCATAATTGGGGTGAGCAGCCTTCAGGGCAACCGCGAGCCGTTTGTCTTTTACCGAGGCTCTATCTCTCAATAATTTTGCGCCATGGCAACTACGATTATAAACCCTCCTGACCAATCCTCTCCTGTCCTTACATCGGATTTGTACTCCGTAAAGGCTCGCACCGACAAAACAAAGGTTTTGGTCGAGATTGTGCGCGACCCCGGCGGTGAGATTGACAAATTTTTCTCTACCACACTTTATCCGCATGACGGTGTGGTAGAGCTGTTCGACATAGGCTCGCTCATCGAGGAACGCTTCCGCTCTAAAACCCGTCTTTGGGACACGATGGAAATCCGTATTGATGGAGTAGTGGCCGAATTTGTGGCTCTTTATTGTGAGTATTCTCTTGACCCTGGGTTTGACTATACGCAGTGTTTCCTTTGCGCTGCCGGTGCTTCTATCGTCCACCGAAACTCGGCTATTTCCCTTGCTCATTGGGGCAATGGCTCTAACGAGTATCGGGTGCAAATCGTCGGAATTGATATTGAAGGAAACACAGCAGCCGTCGAGAAAACATTCACTAAAAACGCCTGTTCTAACCACGTTTCGTTCTCAGTCAATGACATTATCAGTTTCGCTCTAAATCTGACCGACGAGGAAACCGGTGACTCGCTTGAAAAAGTCTCCTATTTCTCCATTTCTTACGGCTCAATGCAGAAACTGTTTTATGTCGTCGACCACCCGTTTTTCCTCACTTTCGGCTTCCGTAACATGTTCAACGCTTACGAATACATTGATGTCGTTGGCGTGGTGACTCGAAAAACCAAATTTGAACGTGACACGGCAGTTTGCTCCGGTCGGGCCAAACAGTACAACCAATCAGTCGAACGCTCCTATGAAATGCAGACCGGCCCGCTCACCGATGAGCAGATCCGCGAAGTGGAACAGCTCATCGGCTCGCGTGATATTCAGCTCTGCGCTTCTGGCTTCGACTACGACATAATCATTACTGACCACTCTGTCGAGGTTGATAACGATAATGAATCGCTATCCTCGATAAAGTTCACATTCCGTTTTGTCGGAGAGCGACCTGTGTTGATTGCCGATGATCTTGGCGCACTCATGCCGTCGCGCAGCCATATCTTCTCACATGAATTTACCGCTGAGTTCGCATGAAGAAAGCTATACATATCTCTCAGGCTCTCGCTATGCTCAACCGTGGAGAGCGTGTCTCTCTCAGGGTCGTTACCGTCAAAGGCAAAATTCTACCTTGTGAGGACGTCATCTCTCTGAGCTTTGACCGATACAAGGGAACACGCTCTATAAAATTCGTTCGCTCCGGCCAAATCCGTACTATTCATGACGTCTGCATTATCGGCATTGACGATTTTGACGTATATCTTTAAATCTTCCCCTCTCTCCCAATGAAAAAAAATAATAAACCAACCACCGGGTCGCAGCTCTCCGGCAATGGTCACTTCTACGACACCTTCTCAGTCCATCAGGTCCCGCATACCAATGTCAGGGCCGCTATCGTGACAAAGACAACTACTGTCTTTCGCGAAGCCGATGACCTTAACATCGCCACCGCCCATGATAAGCAATACGTTACATGGGGTGCCGATGACATGCTCCCTTACAATCTCATTGACTTGATTGAAAAAGATGAAACCCTCTCGACCTGTCAGATATTTAACGCTGAGGTCTGCTATGGCAGCGGCCTTAAATACTGCACGGAGGAAGCGTCACCGGCTGTCAAGTCGGAGGTCGAGGATTTCCTGCTCGACAATCCTATGCCCGACTATTTCCTCGGCGTCTGTCAGGACTTCAAGCACTTCAATTTCGCTGTATCGGTCATAATCCTTAACGATGATGGCAACAAAATTGTAGAGCTTCACCGCAAACCGGCATGCTATTGTCGGTTCTGCCCGGCTGATGAGAAAACAGGTCGCATTACTAAGGTGCTGTTCGCTCCGTTCCGCAGTCTCTCACAGTCCGACACGGTAGAGGAAATTGAATTGCTTGACCCTCGCTCTCCATGGAAAGACCTTCAGCAGCGCATGGGCCTGAGGGCAACCCGCGGGAATAGTGCCGGAGAGAAGATCTCCAAGACCCGCAAGTTTGCTATCCTGTCGAGATTTCCCGGGGTCGACTCTATGTACTATCCGATTCCGCACTATGCCGCTTTGTTCAAAGGCAGTTGGTACAACATTAAGCGGCTCATCGGGGAGGCGAAGATGGCTAAGCTCAAAAACGCCGCCCCTATAAAGTACGTCATTGAGGTCTCGCCCAGGTATTGGGATAATCTTTTCGCCAATCAGCATATCATCGACCCCAAGAAGCAGGAGGAGCTGATGAACGAAAAGAAACAGGAGATGTTGGAGTTCCTTACCAACGTGGAAAACACCGGCTCTGTACTCTTTACGCCTAAGAGTATTTCGCTTGACGGCAAGGGCGAGACGGCTGACATCACAGTCACCTCTATCGACAGCAAGACCAAAGAGGGCGGCGACTGGGAATCTGACATCGCCGAGGCCGTGAACATGGTGTGCTTTACTATGCGTGTGCATAGTAACCTCGTTGGCTCTGTGCCGGGAAAGGCTCAGACCAACAACTCCGGGTCTGACAAGCGCGAACTTTATACTATCGCTCAGGCATTGCAGAAGCCTTATCACGATATCCTGTTTCTGGTCCACCAGATAATCATCAAATTCAACCGCTGGAAAGGTGTCCATGTCGACTGCCCGTTCATTCAGCTCACCACTCTCGACGAGCATACTGACGCAAAGGAAGTAACCACAAAATCAGATAAGAATGAAAACATCGGAAATGACAATGACTAACGCGGAGCTGCGTTCTCTTATCCCCAATGTTATTCACGAGGTCGAGGGCGAGTCGCTTCTTATAGACAAACTCGCCCCGTGGCTTGCCTCGGCGAATAAGTGGCTTACCGACAATTTTGTCGGTGAAGATTACTCTCTGCCGGAGTCGCTTTTGCCTCTCACGAAGAAAGTCATCGTGTTCAAGGCTTTTGCTGACGCCGTGCCCTCTCTCGATGTCACGCTCAGCCCTGCCGGTTTTGCTGTTATCAATACCGATGGCAGGGCACCGGCCTCTAAGGAACGTGTCGAGAGACTGATTGCCTCACTCCTTTCTACGGTGGACGCCAATGTGCTCCCGTTCATAATCAATTTACTCAAATATGCCGACTACCGTTCTACTCGCATGGGGCAATACTGGCTCGGCACGTTCATGTATGGCCTCGATGACGCGATGGCCAACAAAAGGGATAAGGACCTGTTGACCACTTATCGCTCTATGCGCGATAGTGCCCTCCGTTTTGAAACGGAGTTGTCGCAGGATTATCTCGGCAAGGAAGTGATGAAGCACCTCCGCCTCGCTCGCTACGCTATGCCTTCCGATGATTGTACTTTGGTTATGTGCGATTTGATCCGTCGGGCCGAACTGCGTTACATCGCCTCTCATGCGCGCGACCAAAAGGCTAAGTGCCCTGACAACCATGAGGTATGGCATCTTGCGCAGCCTATTCTCCGCGAACTCCGATATTGGCCGGAGCTCCGCGATATGTGGGAGGCTGAAATGGGTGAGGAGTTCGCTGTCAAACCTTTCAAAAATACCGTAAAGGGCGGTTTCTATTTCTGATGGCTGCTGTTGTGAATGTCAATGTGCCTAAGGGGTGGGCGGAGCTGTCTCAGCATCAACTCCGCTTCCTCCTTACGGCTATGGTGGCCGTAAATCTTGGCAACAAGAATGTCGGCTACCGCTCTCAGGAGGACTATGCCGCACAGACGGCCGCACAAGTGCAGACATTGTGCTTCTTCAAATGGTCGGGGCTCACTGTCGTTTGCCCCTATGACTCCGGCTACCTCGTGCGCTCCGGCGACATGGAGTTTATGTTGTCGGCCGAAACGGTGGCCGCTGCTCTTTCTCATCTTTCCTGGACTAAGGAACTGCCACAGGAACCTGTCCGCCTCGATTCCGTTGACGGTGCAAACGCTATCCCGGCAGACATTTCTTCGGGCCTCTCATTCGACGCTTGGCTCGCTTGCGAGACCCAGTGGCAGCGTTATCAGTCCAACCCCGATGACGCTTTGCTTCGCCAAATGGCTGAAATTCTCTACAACAAGGAGAATATCAGCCTGACACCGGCTGAAACGCTCGGTGTATTCTACTGGTGGGCAGGTGTCAAGAATCTTGTCTCGGCTATGTTTCCAAATTTCTTCAAAAAAGTGGGTGGCGACTCCGAAGCCGAACCTCCTTCTTATGACGAACTGCGACGAAACATCGACGCTCAGATCCGTGCGCTCACTAAGGGCGACATCACAAAGGAGAAGGAAATTCTATCTCTTGACGCTATGCGAGCACTTACAGAGCTTGACGCTCAGGCTCGCGAATATGACGAAATACGTAAAAAGTACCCTGCAACATGATTGACTCAAATTTCAACTGGAACGCGGCAGCCTTCTTTGAACGTCTGACCGGACTTAACCGCTTCGCTAAGGATAACGCCTACCGCTTTTCCCGTGTGTCCTCTCTGGGTGGCTTCCATGACGCTCTCGGCTCTATGACATCGACACAGGCTTTTGTCGCTGTCAGCGATACATCGCAGGGTGGTCTTGACATCGAGAACACACCGCACACCCGTAGGGTCAAGACAGTGTTTCTCGCCAAACGTCATGCCGTCGACGACATGAAGGCTCGCGAGCGATGTATGGATAATATGCGGGAGCTGTTCCGTCAGTTTATGTCGGTGCTCCTTCAGGAAAAAACACGGCTCGAAGAAAACAATATCTACATCGACCCCCGGATTTCATTCACTGAGATTGACCGCTATTTCTTCACCGGCTGTGCCTGCGCTTTCTTCCATATTGCCGTCGATACATATACTGACCTCTCATTCAATCCTGACGAATGGCTGACCCAAGATCTGACTCAGTAGACGCTCGCCGAAAGTTTGTCGAGGCGTGGAATAAAACAATGATTGACATTTGGCAGGAGCGTATTTATAAGCTCAACGTCATGGACACCGGCTCGTTGTGGCGTTCTCCGTTGGAGCTGCCGGTTCAGGCTGACGGGCGGTTCTACGACATTACTTTGTCGCAGAATTTCCTCGAATATGGCTTGTGGCAGGACCTCGGGGTCGGCCGCGAACTCCGTCATGGAGATTATGAGCTCAACAAGGAGTATATTGAGAACCATGGCCGCAAACGTACGCCGCGCCGATGGTTCTCGATCAAATACTACTCCTCGGTTATGCGTCTCCGCGATTTTATGGCCGAATCCTTGGGCGACGAGTTCAAATCCATGTTCTGCGCGGCCCTTGATTCCGACAATGCAAGGTACGACACTGATTATTACAAAAGCAAGGACTACACGCGCTGATTGTCTTTTAAACCTCTCTTATCACCTCATACTTTTGCCGCATAATTCATCAAATTATGACAGATTTCTCCTCTCTCCAAATCAAAGTCAACGACCTCAAGGCTAAGGTGGCTCAAAACTCCATCACTCCGGCTTACCTTGGGGCGTTGCTCGATGACTTCATCGCTCAGATGAAGGCTATCGACATGACCGGCATGAGCGATGATGTCAAAACGGCTCTGAACAATTCCAGAACTGCGCTCCAGAATGCACAGTCGGCATTGAACAAAGCCGGTAGCGCGGAAACTTCTGCTAATTCCGCGCTGCAGAACGCTCTGTCGGCCATTGAAAAGGCTACTACTGCGATGGAAACCGCCGGTAGTGCCAATTCTAAAGCGGCCTCGGCTCTTTCTACGGCCTCGGACGCTAAAGGTATGGCCTCAAACGCTCAGGACAATGCCAACATCGCCATCGGTCGAGCTGATGACGCTCTCTCTCGCATATCTGCGATTGAGAATAAGGTCGGTCGCGCGGAGGGCATTGCCACTCTTGACGCGAACGGCCTTATCCCCGCTCATCAGTTACCATCATACGTCGATGATGTTGTCGAGTTCAACGGCTTTAATGATTCAATAATAAAGCCTGATATTGAAGATGCCTTGGCCGCTTCCGGCACTGTTGTTTACCTGGCAGCTTCCGACACTTTTGTTTGTCAGACGCGCTCTGATGACGAACTGGCCGTCACTAAGCTTTATTCCAACTGGCCAGGAGCTGACAGCTTCGGCGAGTTATCTCCTGAGGGCCGTGTGCCTGTCTCCGGAAAAATATACGTCGACAAGTCGGCCAACAAGCAGTACCGCTGGAGTGGTTCTACTCTCGTTACTACCGGCTCAGATCTCACCCTCGGCGAAACTGAGCAGACAGCCTATTCCGGAGCAAAGGGCAAACAGCTCCGTAATGACGTCGATGGACTTGCGCACGAGTTGTCGGGGCTCGACGACACTGTGAGGCAGCATGTCGCTGACGTTGGAATCCTTGAATTTCTCGGGTATGTATCTACCGCCAACGATGTCATGAAAGTGTCGGTCGAAGGCGTCTACTTCGCCTCGGAAGACAAAAAATTCGTGTCGCCGGGTAACAACAGGCCCGTATATCCCTCAGCGTATAATATTTTCGACCGGACAGGCACTTGCCTCGCGCCGAGAACTGACCGCATTTTCAGACTTGGTTCTTTCCTATACCGCTTCGACGATGAAGAAAAAAGCCTCGTCGAAATCGGCGGAGGCTCGGCTACGGGTAATGTCATCAACATTCACGAGATTTCTAAGGACTGGAACGCCACAAACCGAGGAGCCGCCGCCGGTAAAGTGCCACTGTCACTCCGTACAGGTGGCCGCAAGATTACTTTCATGTATGCCCCGGGAAAGTGGCAGACATGGCAGTTTACAGGCACTCTCGTCAGCGATTGGGACCTCGACCAGTATTGGCGTCAGGAAATCCGCTCGGTCTCTATTAACGGTGCGGTTCCTCCGGATCCGGACCGCGAAGGTAATGTCGACCTCTCTTTCAATGTCGATGTCGACCAGTCCTTGAACGGCGAGAGCGACAACCCAGTTTCCAACAAGGCCGTCGTTTCTGCCTTCGCCGATTTGGAGTCTACAATTTCCAGGCAGCACTCGTTTGACCCAACCACTCGAATGCTTAATTTCCTCGACTCGGAAGGCAATATCATCGAGGCCGTGAACATTCCCGGTGGCGGTGGTGGCGGTACAACAAACCCCACCGCAATAGAGATTACGGTGCAGTCGGCCATGATTGCCACCGTGAAGGAGGGCGACCCATATACTCTCGAATTCCTGTGGCGACACTATAACATAAACTCTAACCTCGATACTCAGTATGGCGGTACCGCCGAGCTGATTGTTCAGGGCTCGGTCGTTGACCGTAAATCCGTCATTCAGGGCTTCAACACCTTCGATGTCGGCCCATGGCTCCAGCAAGGCATGAACACCGTGCGAATCCGTCTGACTGCTGATGATGGCGTGATTTCCCAGTCACCCAATATCAAGGTCACAGCGGTCACACTCTCGCTCCGCTCGCTCTATGACATATCTACCGCGAATGTCATTGGCTCGCCATTCCAGATACGTTATATCGCCACAGGCTCAGGTGAGAAAAAGGTGTCGTTCCTCGTCGATGATTCCGACGCCGGAACAGAAACCGTCACTTCCTCCGGCTCTACATCGGTGAAAACTATTCCTACAACGGAAATGTATCACTCTGTCCGCCGTGTCGATATGCAGGCTACTCGCGACCTCGGCGACGGCAATGTCCTCGCCTCGGAGCTGCTGTCATTTGATGTCATGATCATCAATCGCGACAGCTACAAGCCTCTTATAGCCCTGGAACGCCCGGCTACCGCTAAGCAATACTCAACAATCGAGATTCCTTTCGCGGTCTATGACCCTGAAGATACTTCGGCTCTTGTGGAAATTTACCTCAATGACGAATTGGTGGAACGTCAGCTCGTCGACCGTTCGCGTCGCTCCTTCTCCTGCCGTGTCAAGGAGTCTGGAGCGCACACATTCACATTCAAGGTGCGTAACTCGCGCCTCTCTACCGAGAACACGGTGACTGTGAATGTTATCCCGGCTGATTATCAGATTAGTGCCGAGACTGACGCTCTCTCGCTTTATCTGTCATCTTCCGGCCGATCCAACAGTGCCGAGAACCGTGCCGACTGGGAGTTCACCTCTGCCTCCGGCATTCACACCAAAGCTCTGTTCTCCGGCTGTGGCTTCGACGCTCAATCCGGTTGGTTGAAGGACTCTGCGGGTCTCACAGCCTTACACCTCGAAAAAGGTGCGCAGTGCTATATCCCGATGAACATCTTCGACACCGACGCCAAACAGCTTGGCAAGACCGTCGAGATTGAATTCTCGGTGAGCAACTGCTTCGACCCTGAGGCTACCGTCATTTCCTGTCTGAGCGGTAATGTCGGTTTTGAAATCAAGGCCCAGGAGGCCGTGATGTCCTCAGCCCTCAAACAGACGGTGAGCTCAACGTTTAAACAGGACGAGCGCATACGTATCGGCTTTCAGGTTGAGCCGGTCAGCGGCACTAACCGTTTCATGTATCTGTTCCTCAAAGGCAAAATGTCGCGTGTCATTCAGTACGACACCAACGACTATTTTGTTCAGAACCCCGCCGTCGGTATCTCGATGGGCCACCCGTCTTGCGAGTTGAACGTCTACAACATTCGTGTTTATGAAAACGTGTTAACGTTCCGCCAGATGGTTGACAACTACATCGCCGATATGGACGACACCGATGTCATGTTCGCGAAGCTCGCCGCCAACGATATTCTCAATGAGGATTCCTCTGAAGCTGAAATCTCTTATGAGAAAGCCGTCGAGAAAATCCCGTGTATCACTTTCATCGGCGAGCTGCCTAAATTCAAGGGCGATAAAAAGAAGAATACGAAAATTATCTATGAGGACCGTCTGCACCCTGAGTTCTCGTTCACTCTCGATCAGGCTCAGAACGACGTGCAGGGCACTTCTTCACAGTATTACCCCCGTAAAAACTGGAAATGGAAGGCCCTTGTCGAATTCATCATGTCGCAGACCGGAGCCTCTGCAAAGAAATATGCTCTCCGTGGCGTCGATGGCTTCGGTAATCTCGTGCCGCAGAAGGCTGTCAAGACTTTCTGCCTTAAAGCTGACTTCGCAGAGTCTTCAGGCTCTCACAACACTGGCGCGGCAAACCTCATTCATGAAGTGCTGAAAGCTGCCGGTATCACCACCCCTATGCAGGAGGTTGACGATACCGTGCGCACAACTATTTACGGTTTCCCGATTCTTATGTTTCATCAGGAGTCAGAGTCGGCCCCGCGCAAGTTCATAGGCAAATATAATTTCAACAACGACAAGTCCACCCATGACACTTTCGGCTTTCAGGATATAAAGGGTTTCAATGCCGGTATGATCAACCGCGATGATTACCTTGTTTGGGAAGGCCCGTTGTCTACATTGCAGGGCAACGCTGACGCTCTGAACGCAGCTCTCGATGATGATATCCCTTATTATCTCATCGAGAATGGTTCTTCCGACGCACTGACGAATCACCTCGTTGCTTATGACGAGGGGGCCGGAGCCTGGGTAGACAAGGGCGAGATGTGGCGATGGGATGCTGACCGCCTCCTTTGGGCGAAGCGCGACGGCTCTACATGTACTCGTGCCGGCGGTATTCTCGACAAGGTCGCTGCAGGAGAATTTGTCGAGAATAATATCGAGTGCTGGGAGTTCCTGAACAATGGCCACCCGATGTGTCTGTTCCACACCTCGGATTATACCTCTACCGTAACCGGATCGGATATCCCTCGCTGGCTCGATTCAGGTTGGCTCCGCTCTGATGACCGAGGCCTCTATGCTCCTTACTGGTGTGGTGCATTTGAGCCGCGCTATCCCGATAATGACGATAACAACCGCCTATACGCTCAGGGCCGTTTGCCTAAGCAGCTCAAACGTGTCACTGACTGGCTCGCCTCGCTCGCTATCAATGACACCACTCTGACCGAAGAAGAAAAGAACGCTAAATCCGCACTCTTTGCCGGGCAGATTAACAGCTACTTTAACAAGCGCATGGCTCTCGCCTATGACCTCATTCGTGAGTTCATGGTGGCTTCGGACCAGGGCGCGAAGAATATGATGTGGCTTATCATTGACGGCATTGTCTACATCATCTTCTACGACAATGATACGATCTGGCTCATCAACAACGAAGGCCGTATCAGCTTTACCCCTTATGTGGAGCTGCACTCTAAGGATCAGCTCGGCAAATTCGTGTTCAATGGCGAGAGCTCTACGCTGTGGAACCACATAGAACGCTCGCTCATGGAGGAGAAACGCGAGATTTTCAACACTCTCGTTTCCACCGGCGGCCTCACTTATGAGCGTTGTCTGTACTGGTTTAACACCACTCAGTCGGACCAGTGGTGCGAAACAGTCTTTAATGCTGACGCCAAGTACAAGTACATCGACTCTTTCGGAGTTACCTCGGAGGACGGCAGCGGAATGGCTCAGAATTATCTCGACATCGCACAGGGATCTCGTGAGGAACACCGTAAATGGGCGATGTACGAACGCTCGCAGTATATCTATGCCAAGTATGCCGCCGGCTCTTTTCGTGATAACTCGATTAACTTGCGAGTTAATACGGCCGGGGAGTCAACCGTGCCCGCAAAGGTGTCTGTCGACGTTACCGCTGCCCAGGACTGGTATTTCTGCTTCCGCTTCTCCGCAAATGCCGGATTTAGCCCGCAGTTCATCTCCAAGGGCGATACCTTTACGTTCACTGGCCCGGAGGGTGCCAATCCTAATGACACCGAGGCCTACATTCATCAGGCTGACCGCGTCTCTGACCTCGGTGATCTCTCTCCGCTCTATCTCACCACCTTTGTCGGCACTCAGGGCCGTATGCTCCGGCGTCTCGTGCTTGGCAACAAGACCGAGGGATACGTTGGCAAACTTGCTACTCTAACTCTTGGATCGCACCCGTTGATGACCTACATCAACGTGTGCAATATCCCCACGCTATCATCGTCGCTCAACCTCCTCGGGTGCTCTGCGATGGACGAGGTCGAGGCCCAGGGGTCACGCATTACCGGTGTGCAGCTTCCCGCTGGCTCCGTTGTCTCGAAAATGCACTTGCCGGAGACGGTTGTTTCTCTCGAATTTGACCGCTTCCCCAACTTGACTAATGCAAGCCTCATTGTTGATGGCTACAAGAACGTGCAGACTGTGAATATCACTGACTGCGCGAAGTTCAACCCTATGGACGTCCTTGACTCCATTACGGCCACCTCCGACAATTCCCTCCAGTTTGTTCGCGTCACTGGCGGCACTCTCCGAGGCTCCGGCGAGGAGCTTGTGCGCCTTATCAACCTCGGAGTCCGTGGCGTTAATGACCGCAACGGCAAACCTGAAATCCTCGGCACTTATCGCATGACTAAGTTGCCGGAGGCTAACGAGCTTGAAATTATCCTTAACGGAATTAATCCTGACGGCTTCTCTGTCGAGCTCGTTGTCGAGGCGTTCACTTACGCTATGGACGAAGTCAACGCCGCCACTTGGTCGGGCGAAATCGAGGTCGACACCGTGACTCTCGATAATGTGTCGGAACATATCCTATACTACAACGGCGAAACCGCCGCAGAGGCTCTGGCCCGACACGCCGAGGCTGACCGCGATATCCACGAATTAATAACCATCTAATCTCCGCTAATGGCTTCTAATGAACAAAGCGTTACGCTCCTTCGCATGAACAAAAGAGCGCAAGTTGAAGCCTTGAACTCCCTCGGTTTTAATCTGACCGAGGGGGCAAGGGCCTCACAGTTTCCCGAACTCGTAAAGTGGGCCGCGGGCCTGCTTGATATCACACTTGCGGCCAATCGCAAACGTGATAACCGCAAATTTTTCTTCACCCTCGCCGAGTGGCAGTCGCTGTCATCTACCGAACAGGACCTGTTCCTTCTCCGTGGTGTACGTGTAAGAGCTTGGGGGCAATCTTTTGTCGTTGCTCCCGATAATATAGTTAACAAGGCTTGGGGTAAGCAGGGGGCCGTACAGGACGCTCATCAATTCTCCGCTACTAAGGATTTGTATAAATTCTTCGCAGCACTCGAAGAGACCGAAAACATCGCGGCGGTCCTCGACGGTCAGTCCGGTAATGGTATTATCGGAGCTCCGGCTGCAGAGGCCGCTCTTGCCTATAAGGTGTTTACTCTTGAGCGCGACGGTCTCGAAGATGACTCGGGATGGTGTCTGCCTACTCTGGTACACCTCGTCATTATGTTCCGTTATAAATCCGAAATCGAAGCTTTAATCACCGCCGTTTGGTCCGCTGACTTCAAATTTTTCGACAAAAGCTACTGGTCTTGTTGCCAGTGGGATGCCAACAATGCCTATCGTGTTAACTTTGGATCTGGTTCTGCTTATGTAGATACCAAGACCACCCTTTTGACTGTTCGCCCTATATCCCTCAACTAATTCTTAACTCTCATGGCAGATATTAACACTATAATCGAGGAGGCTCAGCTTATGAAGCAGAATCGTGTCGACCTCGTCAAAGCTCTCAACGAGATCGGCTTCACTCAGGTCAACGATCAAACACCTCTCTCTGACATTGCCAAGTATATACAGTGGGCCGCTGGTCTGCTCGATATCCGTCTGGCTACGTTCTCAAAATCCACCAAACAACATCGTTATTGGACTCATGATGAATGGGTCGGCCAGTCTGCGCAAACTCGCTCATCTTATATTCAGATGGGCGTCGTTATCAGAGCTGAACGTCAGGAGTTCATTATCGCCAAGGATAACCTTACCTCTGATTCCGGAGGCATCACCATGCAGTGGGCGACGAATAACAATAATGATGTCCGTGGCCTTACTAACTTCTACGGAGTCCCCACTTTGCTTAATGACATCGACGGAGAGGCCAATACTGACCTCATTCTCGCCGCTATCGAGGCAAATGGCATAGATTACCCGGCAGCTCGACGGGCGCGTGAATATCGCTGTTGTTCGCTCTCTGACGGAGGTGTCGATGACCCGACAATATGGAGCCTCGCCGCAATCGGTCAGCTCTGGCTGTTCTACAAGTACATTTTTGAGATCAATGCCGCGCTGACTTTGTTTGGCATGGTTCCCATCGACACCGGCTCCTGGTACTGGTCATCGACTGAGTGTAATTCTTCCGGCGCGTGGGGCGTTTATATGAATAGCGGTAGCATTTACTCCGGCAGCAAGACTAATCCATACAGGGCGCGCGCTGTGGCCCCTGCGCGGCCGTTGTCGGCGATATAAACCCTTTCTCACTTTGGCACTTGGCCTCTCGTAATCCCCGACGAAAGGAGGGGTGGAGAGTGGCCTTGTGCCACACACCGCGAAGCGGTCGAAAATTTTTTGATTTTCGCCTCTCGCGGTTTTTTTATACCTTTGTGGTATCAAAAAAATTCTATTTCAGTGCCCTTTTATGCTGACCGAAGACCTGAATATCTACCGCTCAATGTATAACCTGTTGCGATTGCTTATGCAGGCCCGCAACCAGTTCGACAAGGCGTATAAATACGTCGTCGGCGATAAGATGATCGACACTGCTCTTGGCTGCGTCTCTCTCATTCATTACGCCAACGAGGACAGGAGAAAGGGTGCGCGAGAGGAACATCTTGATAAGTTCCTCATTGAGTTTGACATCTTGAAAACACTTATAATGGTATGTCGAGACGAGCGTCAGTACAAAAAGGATTCTGTCCTTGCCGACGTCTTTGTACATGTCGCTGATGTTGAAAATCAGGCGACAGCTTGGCGTCGGTCTGCCGCTCGAAAGCCGGAGTCTCAATAAGGGCAAGGGAAATCCCGGGGCACCGAGCAACATTCCGTCTCTCCCGGACGTGCGGTGACATCTTGATTGAGAGTGAGCAACTGCTAAGGGATATCGGGCAGCCCACCATCTTAACCGATGGTTAAATATTTAGTGGCTGCGGCTGTTCTTCCAACGCGTGGAACGTTAATATGAATAACGGTAACATTAACTACAACAACAAGACTAATACAAACAGGGCGCGCGCTGTGGCCCCTGCGCGGCCGTTGTCGGCGACACCCCAGGCAGTCTATGACATACCATTTTCTTCTGTTATCGAGGCATGGATTGACTGTGAGCGTAACAAACGCTCCAGTAATTCATGCACTAAATTCCGATGGCATGCCGCCCGCGACCTCGTGGAACTGTGGAAACAGATGTGCTCAGGTACATACACGCAGCGCACATCTATGTGTTTCCTCGTGTCATACCCGGTTCTCCGCGAGGTTTGGGCCGCGGCCTTCCGCGACCGCATTGTACACCATTGGGAGGACTTGCGATTCCGCCCGGTACTTGAAAACTACTTTGTGGCTGTTGGCGACCGCTCGATGAATTGCCGCAAAGGTTATGGCTCACTCCGTGCTGTCCTTACATTTAATAAAATGATCTATGACTACACGGAGCGTTATACTCGCCAGGACTGCTACATTGTCGGAGGCGATTTCGCCAATTTCTTCATGTCTATCGACAAGAAATTGCTCTGGGAGTATCTTGAACACATCATCATGGACGAATACGAGGGCAACGATAAATCGGCCCTCCTATACATGATGAATGCCACGCTCTCGCACTCTGGACGAGATAACTTCTTCCGAAAATCTCCCGAGGCTCTTTGGGCTGACCTGCCGCCGCGCAAGAGCCTTTTCCACATGAATGGCCTTGAAATTGGCAATTTGCCTAATCAAATTTGGGCCAACTTCCTCGGTGCTGTATTCACCATGTGGATGATTTTCGTGAAAAAGGTCGATGGCTTCATCATATTCGTCGATGATTTCAAATTCCTTGTCCGCTCGGCCGAAGATGGCCGGCGGCTTATCAAGGAACTTCGCGAATTTCTTGACAAAGAGTTGCACATCACTCTCCACCCCGATAAAATCTACCTCCAACACTACACCAAAGGCACAAAATTCGTCGGCGCGGTAATCAAACCACCGTGCAATCACCCTTCGTCCATCAATCATGTCAAGCACCTCCGCAACTGGATTTTGCGAGGCCTCAATCATGACTACATCGTGCCTGACAAATTCCGGCGTTTCCTCTTGGCACATCTTGGCTCTCGCCCTCGGTCCTGCTATCCCGGACGCATTTATGTCTCTAACCGTACCCGTGGCCACTTCATCTCCTCCATGAAGGAGTTTAACAATCGGGCCAAGACACATCGAGAACGTCTCGCACTCCTGGACAAAGTCCGTGCTTCAATAAATTCTTACCTTGGCCTCATGAGCCACTACAATTCCTACAAGGTACGTCGAAAGATCTGCGAGCAGCACATTCTCCCTGCATGGGGAAAATACCTCTACTTCGTCGAGGATTTCTCTAAATGCGTCCTCCGCCGAGAATATGACAAAACATACATCATTCGCAAGCACCTGAAGAATCGTCGCTACGCCGCCAAGTTCATTCGTCCTAAATGGGTGCCCGATTGATAGGTGTGAGGGCGACGCACGGCTCTACACTGTCATTCGGCCACCTCGGCGCAGAGGCATACGTCAAAGCCATGCCGGGGCGTTGCCCACGTTCTCTGTCGGCACTCGCTCATCACAGAGCTACCGTCTCAATTTCGCTACAATCGGCCGGGGGACGAGCTGCGCTCGTTCCCCAGTCCTATCTCCGCTACATCTCCCCGGAGCACTGCTCCCTCGCTCCTGTGCTGACGGGTCACTCGTCGCACCGCTTTCCCTTCTGCCTCCTTTCCCGCTGAGATAGCCTCCTTCCGCTATATTGCCATTGCGTCGCCCTCCATTGTCCCCGCCCACACCCCAAGCACCCATTTAGCACAATTCCCTGCGGCAACGGTCGGCGCACGTCATGGCCCTGTCGGGATAGTGGCCGCGGGCTGGCTCCTTATGTGTGGCCGAGTGGGGGCGTTGCCCTCGGTCAGTAGCCATGCCCGCTCCCTCCATAGAGTGTCGCCCTCTCTCCATTGCGTGAACGAGCTGAGACTTCCCTGCGGTCAGTTCTCAGCTCATCACTACATTTCTTTCTGTTGACACACTATTCCCGGTCTCTTATTGCATGGCTGTTTCCCTCTCACTCCACCACACAACAAATCGCTTACCCTCGGCTCACTTTACCCTGTGCAGCCATGACACTAACGCCTCCCCTTCGCCCACCCCTCCCCCCTCGGCTATGCGCTGAGTGAGCACTCCGGTCCGCTCGGCTGACTCATCTACATTTCGGTCGGTAGAGAGTATTGACGTTGCCCTGCGGTCAATGTCACGGAGCATTACGCTCGCATTCGCTGTCTGCTCAACTCTCCGGGGCGGACTGCGGCCACGCGCCAGTGCCGAGGGCTCATCGCTCATCGCTTCGCTTGGCGAAGAACCCCGTCGACACACGCACCTGTCCTGGTCTTATTCGCCCCTCCAAGTAGGGCAGACGGCAAGGCGGCCCTGCGGCCACGCTTCAATGCCCCGGCTACTCACTCCCTACCTACATTCCTATGATCAGCCTCGCTCCCTTACGCGCTCACACCCTGCATTACCGAGCCATCGCGCCCACAAGGGGCAGAGCGGTTGTCGCCAAGCGTGCGCCATTGCCTTCCTATTGTCGGCATGGCTCACACTATGGCCTTTATTGTTGGCCTCCTGCGTAGGCCGTAATACCGCACAATAGCTCTCTTGCAAGGGCGTGGCTCTTCCTCCTGTTTGCGTGAGTGAACATCCGCACCCCTGCATATTCCGCACGGCTCAATAAGGAGGCGGCCCCCTCGCTCCGTAGGGCGGGCGGGGGGTCTCCAGACGGGAAAAGGGGAAAAATTCCCCTTTTAACCCCTTTAATCTCATGAAACACGGCTTATTGCGTTTTCAACCACTGGAAAAACGCAATATTTCGTAAATTTTCAAGGAGAAACGCAAGGAAAATAGCTCTAATCCATAGACATTTACAGGCTCTCCGATTTGGCTGTTTTCCTGTCTTTTAGTGCGCCACTGTTTTGTCCGAGCTTTGCATCAAACAAATCTCTCCAAAACATGAACGGTATCAAAGACACGGCTACTGTCACGCTGAACGTGAACGGTGCCCAAGCAAAACAGATGATGTCCGACATTGAGGCCAAGATAAAGCAGACCGAGGCTCGAATAACTTCCCTCAAAGCTAACATGGCCGACCCGAAGGATGTCGAGAAGGCTCGCAAGCAGCTTAAAACATACCAAAAACAGCTTGAAGAAATGAAATCGGCTACCGAGGGCGTCAATAAGGCTCTCGGAAACCTCGATACAGCCACACCGCGAGAACTCGAAAAGGCTCTTCGCACTCTCAACAAGCAGTTAAAAGATATGACGCCAGGCTCAGAAGTGTGGCAGTCACACGTCGAGCAAATTAAGGCACTGAAAGAACGCCTCGCTGAGATTCGTGACGAGCTGAAAGTGCAGGAGTCATGGTGGGATAAACTCAAAAATTGGGTTAATGACAGCGGTGCGACCATTTTGGCTCTTGGTTTAGGCTTTGATGAAGTTGTGGGTACTCTCCGCGACTACGTTGACGCCTATGCCGATATGGAGCAAGAAATGGCTAATGTCCGTAAGTTTACGGGCATGACCGAGGAACAAGTCGCCTCTCTCAACGAGCAATTCAAGACCATCGACACTCGCTCCTCTCGTGAGCAGCTTAATATACTCGCACAAGAAGCTGGCCGCCTCGGCAAGACCTCGGAGGAAGATATTCTCGGTTTTGTCCGTGCCGCAGATAAAATCAACGTCGCTCTTGATGACCTCGGCTCTGGCGCGACGCTTACACTCTCCAAACTTACAGGCATTTTTGGTGACGAGGAACGTTATGGAACGGAACAGGCTCTACTGAAAGTCGGCTCGGTCATCAACGAATTGTCGCAGAACTGCTCAGCATCGGCTCCGTATATTACCGACTTTACTGAGCGTATGGGTGGCGTAGGTGCTCAGGCTGGCATGACCATTCAGCAGATTATGGGCTTTGGTGCCGTACTTGACAGCAACGCCCAAAAGGTCGAGGCTTCGGCGACGGCTCTCTCTCAGATTATCGTGCGCCTATACCAAGACCCCGCCAAATATGCTAAGGTTGCCGGCCTTGAGGTCGAGAGCTTCTCTCGCCTTATGCGCGAGGACGCCAACTCTGCTATCCTTCTTTTCCTTGAAACTCTCCAAAAGGCCGGAGGTATGGACGTTCTCTCTCCGATGTTCAAAGACATGGGAGAGAACGGCAGTAGAGCCATCGCTGCACTCTCGACACTTGCAACCCATATCGACCAGGTTAAGGCCCAGCAAAAAGCCGCTAATGTGGCTTTTGCCGAGGGAACATCTATTGACAAGGAGTTTGCTGTTCAAAACGAGACCGTACAGGCGGCTCTCGACAAATGCAAAAACCGAGCTAACGAATTAAGAGTAGAGCTTGGTGAACGCCTCTATCCTCTTATGAAGCACCTGCTCACTTCGGGTTCGGCCATGATGAGAATCCTGCTCGAGCTTATTAAATTTTTTGATGAGCATAAGGCTGAAATTGTCATGCTCACGGCAAGCATTACGGCCTATAATATTGCATTGAATATTAATGTATTGAAACTTAAAGCTGCCACATTGGCAACCAAAGGTTGGACTGTCGCTGTGTCTGCTTTCAATAAAATCGCGCCTGTGTTTCGCCTTTTGATTACAGGAATAACGAACTCGATACAATATTTTACAAACGGCCTTAACGTCAACTATCAGATGCAGCAACGATGGAGGGCGGCTATGGCGGCTATGAATCTCGGCCATTGGATTACCCTCATTACTGGGCTTGCCTTTGCTGTCTACTCTTTGTCCAAGCGAATGAATGAGCTGTCCGATATTGAAAAGGATATTGTCACGATTCGAGAGAAGGGGCAAAAAGGCATTGCTGATACAATTGTTCAAATACAATTATTACAAAAGGCTGCCTCTGATGAAACCCTTTCGCTTGAAGAGCAGCATTCCGCCATCGATAAGCTCAATAGCCTGATTCCTGAATATAATGGGTACCTTGACGAGACAACCCGCAAATATAAGGCAAATGATGCTGCTCTGCAGGATTACATAACATCTTTGACTCGCAAATACGAACTTGAAGGAGCTAAAGAACTGCTTGCTGATATAGGAAAAGAAAAAGCCGTCGCAACCAAGGAATTGAAAAATGCCGAGTCCAAAGCTGAAAATGCTCGAAAAAACCTTGAATCTGGAGGAGGATATACATATACCACCTCTTATGGTTTTGTAGGTAATACAGCCATTGATTCAACACATGACCTTGAACAAGAAGTTAAATCAAGAGAACATGCCCTTTCTAAAATTATAAATAGGGAAAAAGCTATACTTGACGCTTATGGCGTTGACCTTGAAAAGTCTGCACTTGAATCTTCTATTGATTTTTCTGAAGAACTCAATGGTGGAGTGCCGACACCTTTAAGTCCGGACAGCTCTCGCTCTGACCGTTTCGCAGAAGAGAAGGCCTGGCGTGAAAAGATGGAAGCAGAAGCTCGTATCGCTTATGCCATAGGGGAAGCCTCGTATTCTGAACATACGGCTCGCATGATTGATATTGACGCATCCTATCAGTCGAAACTCCTTGCCAGGGAGGATTTGACCGACTCGGAACGTATAAAAATACGAGCCGACTACTGGGAAGCAGTAAATAAACGCACCGTTGCATATACCGGACAGCTCGTCGATGAAGAAAACACATGTTACAACGAACTCACGGATAATCTAAAACGTCGCCACCTCGAGATGCTTCAAGCCGAAAACCTTTCGGCGGAACAACGCGAAAGGGCCGAACAGTCGTATCTGGAGGCTTCCGAACTCGCGGAACTTAACCATCTCGCCCGCCTCGTAGAAATCTATGATGAAGGTACTGACGAATGGCTCAAAGCTCAACAACGATTTGCAGATGCTCAGCTTGCCGCTCAAAAACGTCATCAGCAGGAATATGAAAAGCGTGAAAAGGATTTCGCAAAAATTAAGGCGGACTTCTTCGGTGACAACCCCGAAGAGAAACAAGCAAAATACAACACAGCTTTTGAAGCATTAAAGACAGTTTATGCCCGGGAAATCGAGGCAGCCGGAAATAATGCTCAAGAGAAACTTCGTATTGAGGAGGCTTTCCTTCAAGCTCAAAATGCACTACGTGAACAATATGGCCTGGAGTCGGAATCTAATACTCGTAATTCTATGGAGCGAGCTGTGGCGGCATCTGTGGAATGGTTAAATAGTGATGGTGGAAAAGCGTTAACCGGAACTCTGTCGACACTGACTTCTGGTATGTCTTCAATCTTCTCGGGACTATCGGGCATGATTCAGGCTGAGCTTGAAATTCAAACTGCTCAGATTGAAAAACGCTATGACAAGGAACTCCAATTAGCCCAAGGCAATTCTTATAAGGTCGCCAAACTCGAAAAGAAGAAGGAGTCCGACATTGCAAAGGCTAAGAACGAGGCCAATAAAAAGATGTTTGCAATGCAAGTCATTCAAGCCGTTGCTCAGACTGCGCAAAACGCACTATCGGCCTATGGCTCCGCGGCTGCTGTCCCTGTTGTCGGCTATATCCTTGCCCCTATCGCCGCAGCTATGGCGGTTGCTGCCGGTGCCATTCAGATTGCCTCAATCAAAAAACAGCAGCAAGCAGCCGCGGCTCAGGGCTACTCTAAGGGCGGTTTTACCAAACCCGGCCCTGTCGATGAACCCGCTGGCGTTGTTCATGCCGGAGAATGGGTAGCCTCGCAGAAACTTCTTGCCAATCCCGTAGCTCGCCCGATGATTGACGCGCTGGATCATGCGCAGCGCACAAATACCATCGGCTCACTTCGGCCGGATGATGTCTCTCGGTCAATCACGGCAAACAATTCTCTCGCCAGGATCGCTGAGGGCGACGGCAGCTCGGCTCTCATGGTGGCCGCTGCTGTACGTATGTCGCAGACAGTCGACAATCTCACAGACCGCCTGAATGAACCGTTTGTCACTATAAACACAGTCACGGGTGACCTTGGAATCAAACAAGCTGAGGATGAGTATAAACGCCTTGTTAACAATATCACTCCTAAAAAATATCAAAAATGATAATATATGTAAATAATCAGCCGGTAACACTGAAAGCTGGCTCGAGCTTTGATTACGTCTATGAAAATCGTTTGTTCCTCGGTAGAGACGGATATACCCTTACTCTCTCATTCCCTCTTAAAGACTGTCCTCGGAACCGAGAGATTTTCGGACATCTCGAGCGCATGGATGTTACTAAGAAAAAACTCTTGTATGAATGTTCTATCATTGACAAGGGCATCTCGCTGTTCGGTACGCTTCAAGTCACAGGTATTGATGACTCTACCGTAAAGGCCCAGTTTTCAGAAGGACGATGTGAACAGACCGTCAATAGCTCTCTCGATGACATATACATCAATCAACTTGACCTTGGAGAGTGGCCGAAGACTGCACCCTCGGAAATATCTCCCCAAAAAGCGTTGAGTGCATCCGCTCAAGAGGTCGCTTTCCCTTGGGTCTACACTTCATATCCGGATGTCATCCACAATCTGATGACTTATGATGGTGTCTTATGGCAATGGCATCCGGACACTACTCAGCTCTCATGGCAACTGAAACTATATCAGCTAACAAAACGCATTTGTGAAGTTTTGGGCTACAAGGTTGATTTCTCTGAATGGAGTGCCAGTCCGTTCCGCTCTCTGATTGTATGCAACACGCTCCCGGCAGCCTGGAATATACCTCAATATGCAAGGGCTCTTCCGACATGGACCGTTGCGGAGTACTTTGAAAAGCTTGAGCTTTTCCTTTCATGTGAGTTTGACTTCGACCACCGTGCCAAGACTGTTAAATTTTCATTCTCAAAGACAGTTATTGACTATCTGCCGGAAATTGAAATCCAAACGGTGGTTGATGCATACGATGTCGAAATCTCCAAGGACGATGATGCCTCTTGCAACTATATCGGTGTTCGCTCTTTAGTGTACAAAGATGCCGGCCATCATCTGTCCAATTATTACTCGTGTGATTGGCTTCTCGAAAAATGGCTTTTGAGCGGATTGATACGTTATGATACTATGGATGAGCTACTGGCAAAAAATCCTGCTCCGACAGTGTATTGGGAGGATAAAACACTGCATTATGATAATCTGTACGGCATCCCTTCACTCGGTGCCTCCGGCCGTCCCGGTGCAAATGGTTCCAATACGGGCTATCCGGCACACTGCATCCTGTATGCCCGTGACGTTGACACTTACTTCGTGTACCGGTCTCTCGGACTTATCGAACCTCCGCCATGGCCGTACAATCCGATTGTTCGCGGTCGAAAATACGACGATTTTGCTCTGCAGCCGATAAACGTATTCGGCTCTCGCAGCTACAGTGATAACGAGGATGTAGAAGAAATCGAGTTTGTGCCGGTATGTATTGATCATACGGATGACGAGCATGGGTATGTGATGTTTTTATCTCCGTCAGAATATAATGAGTCCGGTATTTATGAAGATGCTGACTCCGGTGAAATCTCACAGCTCCGACCGGCTTATCTGATAGAAGCTGGAGAGAAAGAGCGGGCATCTGCATACTACGATGACATATTCGTGGCCTTTGGCACTGGTGGGTCTGTTCGTCCGAGGCCAAACCTTCCATGCCCGACAATCGACTTTGTCGTTATGACTAAAAAAGATTATTGTAATACCGGCGATGAGCTTAGCTTGCGTCGATATGGCGATACGTCTCTGATGGCTATGGACTTACCGAAGATTGACCCGCGTCAGAAATTCAAAATATCTTTCATTTCCGATTCTATCCCTAATCCACGCTCAATATTCAACATAAGGGGGAAACGGTATGTCTGCGAAAAAATAACCGCGACATTCTCCGAAGATGGAATGTCGCAGTTATTAAAAGGTGAATTTTATCCTCTGCTCGATGATTAAAGAGCTCCATCGTAACCGATGATGTTTCTGTTCCCGGGTGCGTTCTTCGCACTTTTCTGCAGATAGATGTCGGTGATTGCGAGTGTTGAGTGTCGCGCCTGGTCTTTTACTTGTCTGGGCGCGACATTTCTGTCGCACATTTCGGTTATGCCTGTGTCTTTGAGGCTGTAAAACTTCCACTCCTTTTTGAGCTTCAAAGCCTGTCGCACGTTATCCCAGTGGTCTCGGAAATGTTTGGGGTCAATTTCCACTCTCCCCGGCTTCAGTTTGTAGGAAAAGATAAAATCCTCCATAGGAGCAGAGAATACTCCTATGTCAATTCCATACTGTATGACTTTCTTCGGTAGCGTTATTGTCTGAGTGGTCTTGTTCTTGCTCAATTCGCCAGGAATCGTCAAGGTGCAAGCTTTGAGATTGAAATGACGCACTTTCAGACGTGTCATCTCGACAGGGCGAATGAAGCAATAATATAGAAGATAGCAAGCAAATAGAAAGTCAGGCTCCTTCTCACGGCAATAGTCGGCAATGCGTCCGACAACGTCAAGAGGTATGCACTCGCGCTCTTTCTTATAGAGACGCTTGCTGATGGGGGAGATTCCGTCGGTCGGTTTGCTTTCGAGATAACCTTTTTCGACCAGGAATCCGGAAAACACGCGGAGAAAATTCAGGTAGTTGTTCCTCGTCTGCGCGCCATTGTCGCGTTCGATGAACACGTAATCGAGGAAGTCAACGCAGAACGAGCGGTTGAATTGATAGACGTAGTAGGTCGGTCGCTTCTTCGAGATGTACTCGCGCATGATCTTGACGTAGGATTTATATCCATCGTATGTTTCCTTGCGATAGTAACCGCTCGCCAACATCTTCTCGATATGCGACTCGTACCTCTTGACTACCTCGTCGAATACTGTGAGGTCGCCGGTGTCATTCGCTATCCACGGATTCCACCCATTGTTTAATTGTTCTGTTAAGCGTTTAATCACTCTCCGAGCATAGGTTCTGCGATTGGTTACGCCCTTAACTCGATTTATTTTCATTGTCTTGCGACGCATTTTCCCGCGTTCGGGGTCGTAAGCTCGAAACTCGATGTAGCCTCCGGCCCCGTTCTCCTTGTAGACGGGAGGGTCGAATTGGCGAGCAGCCTGAACACCGCTCTGGTTTGTAAGATTGGGATTGTTGCCTGATTTTTTAGGCGTGGAAGAATTTTCCGGGCACATTTTTTTTGACATTTTCAGGCTTGAAAATGTCTGTTAAAACTATGCGGTAAAAAAACGGCGTGTTCCGTTTTTGTTCCGGCAAATTTGGCAAAACGGGGGGGAAAC